CATCCGAATGAAGTTCGCAGTGGCTTCATCGAGTGCGAGGCCGGACGTGGCTGAGAGATCGAGAATGACCGGCATCCACTTGTTGACTTCTTCCCGGCCTTCTTCCATGACCGCGGCCAGGGATGTGGCCGAATCCATGATCTTCTCGTACTCGAAGGGCACCCGGCCGGCGAGATCCGACATATCGGCGAAGAGACGATTCGCCTCTTCCTGGGATCCGAGGATGCGGGTGAGGCGGGTGCGGTAATTCTCTGCACTGGCACTGGCACCGATGAAGCCCTTGATCAGCAGGCCTGTCCCGACGCCGGCGGCAGCCGCTTTCAGGCTGACAAGCTGCCGGCCAACAGCACTGAATGATCGCCCGATCCGACGCCCGATCGGGGCAGCAGTCTTCTCGAGCTTCCTGAACTGCCGATCAACCTGCACCAGGAGGCGGTCGGTCTTGTCGAGACTCTCGACGACCTCTTTATCTCCGTCGTAGGAGATTCTCCCCAGCAGGTGAAATAGCTCGAATGCCATCAGTCAGGCTGCCTCCGCAGCTTGTCCTTTGCAACGATGTCAGCCGCCGCCTGGCGGGCGCGATCGATCTCTATCTGCCGCTCCAACGTCCCGGATCCCGGGCCGGCATCCAGGAGCCGGAGATGCCGGAGGTATTCCAGGAACGTCGTGTCAGGGCCGGCGCCGATCTGCCAGGCGATCCAGCTGCCCTCAATGAACCGTGTTCTCTCCTCCTCTTTCCGGACCTCCCGGATTGTTTCGATCAGTTGCCAGAATCGTCCGGCGGGGAGTCGCTCGAGGTAATCGGGTGTCCATCCGTACCGCTGGAAGATGAGGTCACAGAGAAGAGCGATTGCCCTTTCGCCATGAGGGCCTGCAGTTTCACTAAAAAACCCGGCAGGGACTCCTGCTCCTGCTCCATGATCTTTTCGACCATCTCAAGGGGTGCATCGAGCGGCAGCTGTCCGAAATCCTCCTCCGAGAGTTCGGGATCCGCCATGGATGCGAGCCAGCCCTGCAGCTCCGTCGCTGCCTGGCGAATTCCCGATTCGAAGACGACCAGACCGAGCAGGATTGCTTCCTGGTCCCTTTCGAGCTTTCGGTTCAGAACACCCTCGATGCGTTCCTGCAGCTCATCGGTCGACTTCGAGATGATCCTCGCCAGGACGAAGAGATCCCTGGTCTGAAGCCGACGAACAGCTGGTGTTGTTGCTGAGCTCACAATGAACCCTCCTTCACTTCCTCTCGGGGGATCCCCGAGGGTTCAGATCATGATCAAACGTCGTCCGGGTAGCGGATCTCCCAGGGCTCGGTGTCCATATCGGTCGGGTCATAGTGACCGGTGAAGGTGATCTCGATGACTCCCTCATCCTTGTCCGACATCTGGATAGTGAGACCGCCCTCCCCGCCGAGGGGATTCTTGATGATGAAGATCGCCGGATTCGCGGATCCACTCACCCGACCGACCAGGGCGACGTTGACCAGGTGATCGGAGAGTGCGATCTCCCGATCCCGGGTGATCTTGTCGTAGTTCGTGATCGCATCGACATCGGCACCCGGCAGGGAGCGCTTGATCGCCTCGGTTGTGATCTCCAGCATGTTCGCCACGATCTTGGGAACCGAGCGGACGACACGGGATCCACCCTTCACCGGGCCCTTCGCGCCGGCGACTTCCATCTCCCGGACTTCCTGTTCGACCATAAAGCGGTTTCCGCCGCGGGTGGCACCCAGCAGCAGCTCGGTCCCCTCTCCGTAGTCGAGGTAAACCGCTCCCTCGTCGACCAGGTACCGCTTGGTCGTGTTTGCAGTGATTCCATGGACTTCGGGCATTGCAGTGGCTCCTTACGTTACGAGGTTTTCAATGATCCGCTGCGGGCCGAACCGCCCGCTGAAGGTGACATTCCAGTGAACGACGTTTTCGGTCGGCTCCGGGACCTCCCCGTCATCCTCGAGCCTGACCCGGATCCCGGCCGAACCTGCCTCATCAGCCGCGATCGTCTTCATGTTGAGCAGAGCAGTGACCCGGTCCCGGATCGCCTCGGCGAGCTCATTGCTCTCTCCGCCGGTGAAGATGTCGACAGACAGATCGACCACCCGGACCGCCGGCGTGGTTGTCGGCCAGAACCGGATCCGCAGGACGATGTACGGCCGCTCTCGGTTCCTCAGTCCCCAGGTCGAGTAGATTGCCGGATTTCCTTCATGGTCAGTGGCGAGCATCCCGGCGAGATCGGTGTCCTGAGCCAGGGTGTCGTAGATGCCGACGTAGGCACTCATCAGTTCATCGGCTCCGACAGGGCTTCATGGATCTCCTGTCTCTTCCGTCTCATGGCCGGCACGACATAGGGTCGGGGTTCCATTTTCACCGTTCCCTTCTCCGGCAATCGGGCCCACCACTGTGTGGATCCGAGCTCGGATCCAAGCTGCCCGTTATCATCCCGGCTGACCTTGTCGACCAGAGAATCCTTGAGTACTCCCCTCTGCATATGCGGCGGCGCCCCCGGGCTGCTCGGTGTACCCATCCCCGGGTGTGAGAGCATCTCCTGGGCCTCCTCCCGCCAGATCTTGCCGGCTCGGCGCAGATTCCGGCGCAGGGTGCGATCGAGCTCTCTCTTCGCTTCTTTGATCCTGCTCTTGAGCATCAGCGCCTCTGCACGGCCAGGATGTCGAGCCAGACATGCCGTTCTTCCCAATCGATTGCCTGCTCAATCTCGTAGGTCTTCTCGCCGTGTTCGATCCAGCAGGCCTCAGTGATATCCGGGTGAAACCGCCCCTGGATCAGGGTCGTGATCTTCGTCGACCGCGTCTGGAACTCGGCGAGCTCCCGCCCGGATAGCTCTTCGATCCGGACGGGATATGATGCGATCACGTCCTCAGGGAGCGTATTGTACCCGCCGCGGCCGTCAGAGATCTTCCGGTTGCGGCGGACTATCACCCGGTGCCGGAGCTGTCCGACACGCGGTCTCTTGACCGCCACCGGCTCAGGCGATCTTCAGAGCTGCGATCGTGACGCTGGTCACCGCCGAGTAATCGACGTAAACCATCTCCCGTTCCGTCGCGGCCGCGGCACCGTCCCGCATGTTGTAGGTCCCTGTGTCGAGGGGCCCGATCACACGTTCTTCGCCGGCCGGGACTGCAACAGTCCGATCGGGAATCGCCAGGCCATCGACACTGCCCGGGGTCTGGACGGTGATCGTCTTGCTCGACGCATCGTCATTCTTGACATAGAGGATCATCCGCCCGTTGTTCGGGATCTTATGGCCATCTGCGACCGCGGCCGTGAACGTCGGCTCCACGCCGGCCGAACTCAGGCTTTGCGGCGTTTTCAGTTCTCGTGCCATTTCCTGTTACCGCCTCCGCAGCTGCGCCCCGACTCAGTCGGAGCTCTTCTTCTCGGTCTCCTTCGAGTCCTTGCCCTTCCCGCTCGAGCGGGCAGGTTTCGGATCCGGCAGGATTTCGATGCGACCTTCTTCCTCGAGTAGTGCGGCTCGGGCTGGACTCACCATGATCTCCTCGCCCGGGTACACCCGTTCGAGGAAGTCCCTGATGACCCGGGCCTTGACTGTTTTTTTCTCCGCCATCTGAACCTCCCGGTCAGTAATCGAAACGGTGGATCCTGTAGGGAGAGACGAGCGCTTTGAGAGCGAACTCGAGCTCACTGGAAATCGTCCCGACGATCACCGGCTCCCGGTTCTCATACCAGTGAGAGACCAGCAGCCAGATACCGAGCACGATGTCTTCGGGAACCGAATCGGCATCCGCCCACCCGTTCTGGAACGTAACCGTGATCGGGTTGAACTGATCTCGAACCGAAGGCCAGGTTTCCCCGTAGGCTGGCTTGATCCGGCCGGGTTCAGTGTTGGTATCCACCTGGTACTTCGAGGCATCGAGAGTCTGGAGATCTCCATCGGTGTCGACGTAGGTGAGCGAATCAACCTGTCGAAGCCGCGGCCGGGGAACCCAGATGATGTCGTCCTCCGGCCAGTCATCCATGAAGAGCTTCCAGGTCTGTGGCATGATCGCCCGCCGGCATTCGTTCTCGATCCAGTTCACCGCCGCCTTGATGAAGATCTCGACTTTCGTCTCCGCTCCATCCTCGATGATGTTGGCGAAGTCGATCGCAGCGGCCGTTGTCGTCGGCAGGGCAGCCGGCTCTGTCGTTCGAATCCAGTGCATCGGGATCCGCTACTTCTTCGCCGCCGGCTTCTTCTTCGCAGTCTTCTTCGCCGCCGGCTTCTTCTTCGCAGTCTTCTTCGCCGCCGGCTTCTCCCTGGTCTCGTCCGGACCGGTGGTCGCCGTCTCCGGGGCGCCCTTCTTCGCGGCCTTGGGCGGTGCCGACTTCTTCACCGTCTCGGCATAGACAGCCTCGCCCCGCTCGACCAGGCGCTGGGCCCGCTTCTCTTCCATCTCGACCTCCGCGCCGAGGTAGATGACATTCCTCTTCCTGACTGGCATGAGTGTCTCCGGTAGTGGCGGGGGGAGGGATGATCCCTCCCCCCTGGTTCGTACCGTTCGCTTGCTGCTACCTCCCCGACCGATCAGACGACTGCCGAGGCACCCACCTGCTGAGTCGGAGTCCTGCGCGCTTCACCCCTCTCACAGAGCACCGCGCAGATGGTGGTACCGGTCGTGGTGACCTTCGCGGCCACATGGGTGAAATCGTTCGCCAGATCGAGCTGACTCTGGTCGATCTCCACGTATGCCACCGCGTGGGTGGTCGCCAGCGTGATGGTCCCGGCGTTCTCGGTCTTGGCGACCGTAATCACCTTCTCGCCGGCCTCGTCTGCGACCAGGGTCACGACGGCACCGGCGGCCGAGGCATCGACCCCGGGGACACCATAGGTGGCATGGTTCACACAGGTGACCAGGCCGGCGGCGTCGGCGAATTCCCGGGCCGTGGCGTCGGTCGCGGCCGCCTTGGTGAAGGCGAGACCATTGATCGTCACCACGTCGGTATTCGCCACGCTGGTGAGGTCCACCGTGGCCACCGTGACCAGGGTGTTCGCCGTGATGGTGGCCGAGGCACCGGTAATGGCCTTGGCACCGGTCCCGTCTCTGTCAGTCGCCTGCAACAGCTCGAGGACGACCGTCTTCGTGGCCGCGATCGCGCCGGCGATCACGATGAAGAGTGCGGCCCGGTAATCCGCCATGCTGTAGTAGCGACCGGTCGCATTCGTGTTGGCGAGGGACTGGCCGACGAGACCGATGTCAGCCTTCTGCCCTTCGATGAGTCTCTGCATTTCAGTACTCCTCCGTCAGAATTCCTTGCCTCCCGGGTCCGGGAGAGGGAATGATCCCTCCCCCGTTGATCCGGATCCGGTCCTACTTCAGCACGACGACGGGGCTCACCTCGGTGGATCCGTCCTCGAGCAGCAGCGGCTCCTTCACCCACCAGTCTCCGTCGACGTTCCGGTAGATCTTCACCACCGTCTTGTTCTTCTTGAAGTAGACATGCTCGGAGGCAGAGATGTACGGACCGCTGCCGTCCTTGACGATGTAGTAGCTGAAATCGACCAGCATGAGGTCGCCTTCGGTACCCAGCGGCGGGGTCTTGCCCGTGAACTTGATCGGGATCCCGAACAGCGTCGCGGGGATCCCCTTCGTCGCATCACCAGCGATGAAGATGGAATTGCCGGCATCATCGGCCAGGCGCACGAGCTTCGGCAGGGTGGTGACGTTCGCGAGCCAGAGAGCCTTACCCCAGGATTCGGGGAAGAGCAGCGCCAGCATGCCTGCGATATCCGCAAACTTCACGTCAGTGGCGGTGTTCCTGGCCACGTTGAGCTTGCAGTTCGCACCCAGCGTACCCTTGGGCTTACCGACTCCATCACCGCGGATGAAGGCATACTCCTCACCGTTGGTCGACGCACCGCGGAGCAGCTTGGTGATAAAGGGCGTGGCCGCCTCGGTGTTGCGCAGGAGCCTGTCCGTCACCACCACGTGACCGGCGAGTTCTTCGGGACTGAGAGAGATCTCCTCGAGCTCGGCATCCGTCTCGGGCTTGTCGCCACCCTCGGCAATCCACTCCAGCGTGGCCCCACCGAGCACACCCGCCGATCCCTGTTTCAGGGCCGGGAACGTGATCTTGGCATCGGGCGGATCGCCGGCAGGAATCACGAATGCCCGCGGCCGCACGATCGCCTCCTCCGGATCGACCATGAGAATGTCGGTACCCAGCTGAGTGGGTACGAGGATCCCGCCGGACGCACCGGTGGTCATCTGGAACTCCCGTTCCTCGGGCGTCTCAGGACCCCAGCGCAGCGTACGGACGAACTCACCGAGGTTCTCGAACGGGATCTCTTCCTCGCGGGTCTCACCGACTTGCCCGGCCGGCGGGACGGTGACCTGTCGGCCCTCGCCGGCCTCCATGCGAGCTTCCTCCTCCTCGAGGGCCCGGAGGTTCGTGATGTCCTGGGAGAGCTCCTTGATCGTGGCCATGTTGCCCTCGAACTCGTCCCGTTCATCCTGCGACAGAGCCCGGGTATTCCCCTGATCATCCGTCGCGCTATCGAGAAGCTCGCGATTCGTCCTCACGAGTTTCGCGTGCTGCTCGAGCATTCTTTCGAGTCGTGTCATCATCCACTCCCTTCGAGTTGGATCGTTGTCAGATGACTGAGTTTTCCTCGACCTCCAGGCGGCGTTGGAGGATGTCACGCTCCTGGTCAACATCCTCTGCGCTTCGCTCATCCGGCTCTGGCGCCTGCAGATCCGAAGGGAGGAAGGGAATGAGTGTTCGGGTAACGATCTCGATCGCCTTGCGGCTGTCTGGATCCTTCACCTCCCCTGAGGTGAGGAGACCATGGGCCCGCTCAGCCAGGACCTGGAGCTCCTGTCCGGCGTCCGGCTGAGTCCTGAGGCCATCGAGAACGGTGATTGATCTCTGGAGAATCTCTTGATCCTGCTCATTGAGCGGGAGACCGCGGCCGGACCTGACCATGACACTGCAGAGCCCATCCCAGCAGACTCCCCGCTGACCGAAGAGATCTCGTACGGCAACACTGGTCTGGGGATAGGCAGCAAAGGTCACCGGCGAGACATCGTAGAGCTTCACCTTGAGCAGCTCGCGAATGTGCTCTTCCTCTTCGGTCCCCCAGCGGTCCGAGAGAGTCCGGAAACCGAAGCTCGACTGATCGCAATCTCCCCGCTCGATCGATTCGATCAGATCGGTCGTGTAGGACTGATTGCCCGGTGCGATCCGGTAGTAGAGGCCTGTCTCATCGTTCGCGAGCTCGAGGGTGTCAGATTTGTTCCGGCCCAGCAGAAGGTTTACATCGTGGTTTTTCAGCGCCCGGATGTCGTCGATCTCGACCGTCTCGTCGAATGTGCCTGGCCGGACGATCTCCCGGAAACCTCCAAGGTCCTCGCTCCAGACATTGAAGAGTGCTGCATATCCTTCGATCCGCGGCTTCCCATCGGCACCCTCAACCAGGCGAACCTCACCCGGCACCCAGCGACGTTCGAAGCCGCGTTCATCGAACAGTGGTTTGGTCAGCATCGGTATCCCTCCTCAAATCACCGGAGTCGTCCAGCAGTCACACCCGTCATGCAGCGGGTTGTGACGGATTCTCGTAGCCGGCTTGAGCGGGGCCTTCCCGTCATCCGGCACCAGTTCTTCATCCTTTTCCAGGAAGCCCTGGGTGATCCCGACTGTCTTGCCGTCGAGTTTGAGGCAGTAGGGACAGGTGCTCGCTCCCGAGGCATGCCAGGTGATCTTCCTGATTCCCAGGAAAGCCCATGTTTCGGTGGCGATCGCTCCGCCGGCTTCCTTCGATCGCCAGTCGGCAATCTTCGACGCCCTCTTTTCCTCCCACTCGTTCAGTCTTCCCTCGACCGCATCGAGCGGATCCTCGCCGGCGTCGATTGCATCCCGCATCACCTGGATCAACTGGCCGCGGCTGCTCGATGAATGCCAGCCGGCCAGACGCTCCAGATAGGCATCGATGATCTCATGGATGGCATCCCGCAGAGCCTCATCCTCTTCTTCACCGATCTCTTCAGCGGCAACAGGTGTGAGGGCTTCGGAGAGTGATTCGAGGACCGGTGCGAACCGCTTCGAGACGATCTCGGGATGGCGCTCGTAGAAATCCCGGATCCACTCTTCGAATTCGTCGGCATCGCGTTCCTGCAGATGCTTGCGGGCAGCCCGGCGGACATCCTTGACCTCAGCCCCTACGATCCGCTCCGCCGCGTTGAGAAAGAGTTTGCGGTAGGCCTTGATCAGCTGCAGGCGGGCCCGGGCTCCCGACCGGACCTGGCGCCGGATATCATCCCGGCTCTCCAGACTGCGGGATCCGTCATCATCATCGGCGGCGGGGTCGGCGGTCAGCAGGTCCTTGAGGTCGACCATCGAGACCTGAACAGTGAGGATGTCTCCCTCGGGCCCGACCGGATTCAGGTTCTCGATCTCGCGGATATCGTTGGTGGTGAGCCAGCCGGAATGCCGGCCAACCTGGTAAGCTTCGTACCTGCTCTTGATGTCACCGCGCAGAAGTGCTGCATCGAGGAATTCGGCATAATATCGTCTCTTCTCATCCCCCCTGAGCAGCTTCCAGCGAACCGCCTGGGACCAGCGCCGGAACCAGGGGCCCATTGTGTCGGTTCGGAAATCCAGCCCCTCGTGCTCGATGTTGCTGTAGTTGGCATCCTGGAGGTCCCCAACCTTGTGGGGTTTCATCCGGAACCAGCGGCATATTTCGCGGACCTGGAAGTTCCGGGTGTCGAGGAATTGAGCCTCATTCGGAGGGATCCCGACCTGCTCATACTTCATGCCCTCCTCGAGGATCTTGAGCCGGTGGGCGTGTGTAAGGCCTTTCTTCTCTTCGATGTCCTCCTTCAGGCGGTTATATGCCTGGTCGGAAAGCTCACCAGGGTGCTGAAGAAAACCACCCAGGTGAGTCCCTTCCTCATAGAACCGGGCTCCGAATTCCTCTGTCGCCTTGGTGAGACCGAGTGACTCCCGTGCCAGCCGGACCGGTGAGTATCCCACCAGCCCATCGAAGGAGAATCCCGGGATATGGAAGATCGACTCGGCCGGCAGAGTGATGAACCTGCCCTCCCACTTGAGCCAGATCCGGTACTTGATCTTGCCGTCTTTCTCGTCCCGGAATGGAGTGACAATATTCGGCGGGATCGGCCAGAGATGTTTGATCTTCCCATATCCGTTCAATTCGATCTCAGCGTACCCGTTGCCCCAGCTGGCCACATGACCGGTCACAGTCTCAACGAACGTCTGAGATGTCATCTCGGGATTCGGTTCGTCATGTAAGGTCTCATACAGATCGTGATCCTCAGCCCGCTGACGACCGCGAGGTTTCAGACGCTCGAAGAGAATCAGCGGGAGCATCCCGCAGGTTTCCGAGATCACCCGAATGCAGGCGAAGACGGTCGAGATATTGAGAGCAGTGGACTGGCTGATCGTGATACCGGACTTCGTCTTCGATCCGCCCCCCAGGGCCTCGATGAGCCAGTCATCACCCTTCGAGAGAGTCGTCACCCGACCGGCTGCTCGATCTCGTGCTTCCTGAGCCAGGCGCGAGGAGATCTCCGCACTCCAGAAGAGATCACCGATCCGGCGGAGCAGACCTTTTCTGGAATCGACAGTCATACCTCACGAATCCCCCGCGTCTCGTAGACGCTCGTGGTGTCCTTGTGCCGGATCGAACGACCGATCGCCATGATCAGAGCGACGATGCCGTCGATCTTCTCCTGGCTCTTCTCTTTGTCGGGTTTGTAGTTCTCGGCGGGATCCCGCCGGACGACCAGGTTGTCGGCCATCCAGCGCAGGACCGGATTTCCACCATGGGCGAGCTGGCCGGCGAGAACCAGACCGAGCAGCTCCTTGGTGGGAGAGCTCATATCCTTGTACCCCTGCCCGGCAGGAACGACCGTGAATCCTTCGGCGTCGAGCTCCTGGGTGATCTGTTCCGCACCCCAGCGATCGAAGGCGATCTCCTTGATGTTGAAGCGCTCGCCGTCCTCGAAGATCTTCTGCTTGATGTATCCGAAATCGATCCGGTTCCCGGGCGTGGGGATGATCAGTCCCTTCTTCTCCCAGAGGGCGTAGTTGACACCATCCCGTTCCGAGCGAAGCCGGATATTCTCCTTAGGCACGAAGAACCGGCAGACAACATCCCCGACATCTCCGGGATCCTCACCGGGGAAGTAGAGGATCCAGGCTGCGATATCGTCTACCGAAGCAAGGTCGAGGCCTCCGTATGCTGTTCGACCCTCGAGATCCTCCTCGACAACCTCCCGATCGCACTTGTCCCACCGGTCCATCGGCAGAAACCGGGAATCGGATGATGTCCATTCGCAGAGGTACAGCTGGCGGAAGCTGAGTTGTTGAGCCGGCAGATCGATCGCGGCCCGGGCCTCATCCCGCATCTCATCCAGCTTGCGGAAAGTCCGGAGGGCGGGATTGACCAGGTGCCAGATCTCCTCATCCAGCCAGTCGGCAGCCTCTTCATCCGAATCGAGTTCGTCCTGGGCTTTGATTCCCCGGAGGAAGCAGAAGAAGCTGGGATCCTCGATGATCCCGCGGTAGATCTTCGTCGCCTTGTTATGGATCTCCCAGCAGATCGAGGTTCGATCGAATCCGGCCGTGGTGATGATGACACCCAGGGGCTGCTCACGGGCTCCGCCACCGGTTCTCAAAACATCAAAGAGATCCCGTGTCTTCTGGGTGTGGAATTCATCAAATACCCAGCCACTGGAATTGAATCCATGGGCGCCAGCGGCGTCGGCAGGAATTGCCCGATACTCGCTCCGGCTGGCATCGTGGAATATTCGTTTTCGGGAATCGATGATTCTCAGACGCAGAATCTTATCGAGGGGATACGAGAGCCGAACCATATCAGCGGCGTAGTTGAACACCTGGGAGGCCTGGTCCCGGTCCTGGGCGGCACCGTAGACTTTCGCACCCGGCTCACCATCGTCGACCAGGAGTTTCAGAGCAACGCCGCCGGCCAGGGGTGACTTACCATTCTTCCTCGGTATCTCGATATACCCGATCCGGTACATCCGGGTGCCATCCGGCCGCATCATCCCGAACAGGGGCCGGATGATCTCGTTCGCCTGCCAGTCCTCGAGGATGAACGGCTTGCCCGCCCACATCCGGCCATCAGTGTGGACCAGTATCCGCGCGAAGAACCTGACCGTTCGTTCCGCCGCTTCGGCGTCGTAGTAACAACCCGGTCCGATGATGCCCGGGAGAATGACCTCATCCGGAACACCGGCGGCCCGCCAGGCCTTCCGTTCCTCCGGAGTCGGGATCTTTCTCCAAATCCCCGGCTTCTTCCGGGTCTGACTTCTCCGGGATTTCTTCTCAGCCGAGGAGGTCATCGAGCGATTCCCCGGTCCCTTCCGGGACCTGGATCCGGCCGCGGGCCGAAGGCGTGAGACCGAATTCCCTGCAGAGTGAAATCATCTGAGCGATCGCCTTCTGGGCGATCGACACTTCCGGCCGGATCCCCACATATCCGGACGGCATCTTGAAGGTGTAGGAGCGAGCCCTGGTGAGAGCGCGCTCGGCCTTGTACCAGCGGTCGTATGCCTGGCAGTAGGCGGCCAGGCCGGACCGGTCGATCTGGGTAATGAGACCGAGCTGTTCGAGGTAGGGAGTGATCCGCTTCCACTCGCGCTTGGCTTCCCGGCCGAGCCAGTTCGGACAGCTCGGGATCTCGATGCGCGGCTGCGCATGCCGGAAGGGAACCGTCTTCCCTCCATCGACGACGCCGAGTTCGGGTGGCTTTGGTGCTGGTCCAGTTTGAGCCCCCATCGAATTTTACCCCCCCCCTCCCCTAACCCCCGGGGGTGTGCGCGAGACTGACCGGCCGGTCGCCGCTTCGCGCCCCCTGAGCGATAGCACCCCCCCCTCCCCAGCGTCCGTCCTCCTGGGCGGTCTTGCGGGAGTGACAGGGCTTGCAGGCGCCCTGCAGGTTGTCCGGGTCATCGGTGCCGCCAGCTTCCCGGGGGATGATGTGGTCGACTTCGGTGGAAGGGGCCCGACCGCAAATTTTGCATATGGGATCGCGGCGCAGGATGATCCGGCGGATTCTCTGCCAGCGCCGGCCATACCCACGTTGATGAGAACTCGGGCGGGACTCCTCGTATTGCTGGGAGTGTTTCTTCGCATGCGCCGGACAGAACCGATCATGAGTCAGTTCGGGGCAGCCCGGCCAGCGACAGGGTTTGCGGAGAGCGCGAGGGATGATCAGTCCCTCACGGTGCAGCTGGGGGAGATTGCGCTCATGACATATTCCCCTCCTCGGCATCAGGTGAATCCCCGGAGGCTGGTGGTGATCAGCCCCGCCGCTGCCGCTATTCGCAGCTGGCGGCGGGGCGATCGACCGGCCAGGAGGGGATCCGGTTCCCGACCGTTACCTGGGGCTCACGATGGAGAAGAGGAACAACGGCTGTAAAGACAATATGTAGTTGATATCAATAACAGAACGCACCACATATTGCGATATCCCTATATTCTAAGCGGGTTTACCGCCTGTTTATTGTTGATGCAGAAAATTCTTCGGGATCTGGGAATTGTTGTGATTGTTAAAGGACTTGGTTAAAGCCGAGCAAATCACTCATCTTGATCCAGAGGGAAGCTGATCTCTGCCTGAGAGTATCCTTTCTGGATCCCATAT